ATTTAGGTATCTCAATATACTCTGGATCATAATAGGAATGTTTATCAGAAGACTTAGTAAGATTTTTTAGATTCTCTTCAAGAGCTTTATCAGTCTGTGCTTCCATCTCATGATGTTCGCCACCAACAGTCTGATCATCATAATCAAGATCCTCAAAATCTAAATCATCTTCTTCAGACTTTTCACTCTTGCCACTATCACCTTCCATTTCCATATCAGTATCTTCTTCATCAGTATCTTCAGTCTTAGAATCCACTGGAATCTGTTGAAGATTTCCACTCTCATTACCACCACTACTCATAGGCACTTGAGTCTTCTCAAGATCATCCATCTTATCCTTAAGAAACTTAGTCAGTTCTAAAGATAAGTTAAGAACATCTTCAAAAGTTTCTGTTCTAGTTGCTTTCTCTACAAATATCTTTTCATCATCTTCAAAGTCAATATCAACGAAATTACCAATCTTAAAGTGAAGATTAATTCTATCAGCTAAATTGATCTCCTCTTGATCCTTATCATCAATCTCAAAGAAATCTTGTTCTGCTAGTTGTGAATATCCATTATAGAATGTCTTACCTAAGCCTGGATATTTCTTCTTCATAAACTTTTCAATTCTAACATCCTCGAAAACATTAACAAAGGACATTGGAACTTCTGGAAATTCTTTCGTCCAGTTATCTGCTGGAGTGAATAGTGCGTGTCCAACTTCATGACCCACCAGTAGGTCGTATACGGTTCCAGAAGCCTTCTCCCACATTGGTAAGGTCAATACCCTCTTTTCTACGTCAAACGATGCCGTGGGGACTGGGCGATTCTCTATGATGAGATCTTCAGTCGCAAGTAGTTTAGCGAGTTGTCCTTTAACTTCGTAGTTGACCTGTGTGAGCATTTCGTTTCTTGTCTATGTACATATAATAGTACATATCAGGACAGTTTCAACGAACAGTGTGCAGCTTTCTCAACTGTCTACTGTGAATATTTTACCCTAGAAAAACCATTCATCTTTTCAAACGTAATCAAATTATCCAATCTATCAGTTAATTCATCCACCTTATGAGAGATCATAAAGATATAAGCATCCTTTATAACATACTTAATAATCTTAGTGAACTCATCTGTGCCATTACTATCCAATGAACTGTCAAAGATCTCATCAAGGATCAATATATTTGTACTGGAGGAGTTCTTTAACTTAGCAATATCTCTCCAAGTAAACAGAATAGCAAGATCAATTCGCATTTTTTCACCCTCAGAGAAGGACTCGTAACTGAACTTCTCGTGGATAGGAGACTTGATCTTCTCGTTGAACTGTTCATCAAAGGTAAAATTGATATAAAAATCCATCATCTGAAGATAGTGGTTTATCTTCTGATTCATTATAGGCAGATACCTTTTTATAATCTTTGCCTTGACACCACTATCCTTCATCATAGAGTTTGCAAACTCCAGATAGTCAATGTCTTCAGTGTGATCGGCCTTAGTCTTTTCTACAGATACTAAATCATTTTTTAAGCCCTTGAGGGCAGCTCTTTCAGTATTTCTATTTGCAATTTGTTCGGTAATGTCTTGAACTTCCTGTTCATGATCGTGGACTTGACGTTGGTACTCAGAAATTTTAAAATTGTTTGTTGAAATGTCATTCGTTAATTTAGTGATCTGCTTGGAGACATCTATAAACCTGGCCTCTTTTTTTTGTTCTTTGCTTATAGACTTTTGAAGATCTTTGTAAGCGGAGTTAATCTCCTTTACCTTCCCTTCGATATCACCGATTTTATTTAGCCTAAAATCTTCTTCAATATCCTGTTCACAAGTAGGGCATGATACATTATCCTTGAAGAACCTATGTTCATCGGTAATAATCTTAATCTTCTGTTCTAATTTACCCCTAATTGTGTTCATCTTCCGTAATGAAGATGTTGCATTGGAGATAGTTTCCAGTTCAGGTTGATGTTTAGTCTTAATAAGATTATCAAACTTAGTATTATCACCCATTAAAGATGATGAATCATCTAATAGAACTGATATCTTATCCTTCATATCCTTGATTCTCTTCTTGCCACTCTTATCCAGATCAGCAATAAAGTTTTTCTGCATCAATATCTTCTCTTCTATCAATTGTTTCTTGATAGTAAGTTCTTTCACCTCTGTATTAGATCTATTAATCTTTTCTCTAAGTATCTTTGCCATACCTGAGAAGATTTTAATGTCTAATACATCCTCTACAATCTCTCTACGATGAGTATTGTTCAACTGCATAAAGGGAACAAACGTTGCCGAACCCAAGATAGTTGTCTGTGTGAAGGATTTATAGTTTAACCTTAATATAGTGTCTTCTAGATGCGCCTGTTGATCATTGGCGTTCGCAAACTGATCTTGTTTCTTACCATCAATATAGATCTGGAACAAGGTAGGTTTCATACCTCGAACAATAGTATAGATCTTACCGTTTGCTTCAAATTCTATCTGTACTTCACACTCTTTATCATTAACCGTATTAACTAATTGCGTCTTCTTGATCTTACGAAAAGGCTTGTTGTATAAAACAAAAGTAAGAGCGTCAAGAATAGTAGATTTACCAGCACCGTTAGAACCAACTATTAAATTTGTAGGAGACTTTTGGAAACTAACAATGATAAATTGATTACCAGTTGAAAGAAAGTTACGCCATCTAATCGTCTTGAATGTTATCATAATCTTTTGGCGGGATTATAATATCATCTGGTGTGATGATAACATATTTGTATTTGTGTCGTTGACAGGTCTCTACAGCCAGTGTATCATCAATCTCCACAACTGTCAAGGTAGTCTCTTCATTGGCCTCTAAAAGTCCTGCGTATCTTGTTGCATCATCTTCCTGTTGAAAAAGATAAAGAGCCTTCTGGCCATCATCATTCGTGACAGCATATGCCCCTTCACCCTCTTTTCCAGCAAGTGACAATATGTACATTAATCAACCTCGCACGCTTCCAAGTAGACCTCCCTAAGAAGTTTTTTAACTCGATCTTTCTTTAATTCAAAATCAGATTCTTCTATGTATTTATTCAGAAGAGTCAAGGTATCTTCTACACTCTCTCCATCAAGATCCACCTCCAGATCATTGATCTCAGTATTCTCAACAACCTTCAAATCTATTATACCAGCCTTTACAAGTTTGTCTAGGAACTTATCATACTCTAACTGACTTGTTCTTTTCTTCACATATAATTTTACTATCTTATCCTTGTATAGATGTGCCTTAAATGTGGCAGCAGGAGTATCATTATAATACACCTTCTCAAACATAGTATAAGGATTCTCTACAAACTCAATCTCTCCTGTATCAGTATCAAGAATATTAAATCCTCTCTTATCACCACAGTCATTCCAATACATCTGGTATGGATTGCCTAGGTAAAATGTCTGACCATCATTACTTCTAGTGTGATAATGTCCTGAGAATACCGTCTCAAACTTTTCTATTATACCTTTATCAATACCTCTCTCTTGAATACAGCCAGGATATAGTTGGAACCCTTGTAACTCTAGGTGACCAAAAGCGATCTTAGAGTTCGTGGCAGCAATAGCAGATTGAGTTTCTTGATAATTGTCATCGCAGATCCAAGGGAGCATGAAGGCTTTGAACCCGTTAATATCATATTCTCCAGGCTTAGATATAGGGATAAGATTATCGTAGTTAGATAAAAGAGACTCAATAGAATTAATCTGATTGGTATTCTTATAATAAACATCATGGTTACCTACAAGTTGCCAGACTTTTACACCTAAATTTTTAAACTTATCATATACATGTTCCTTTGCCCAGTCAAGTGACCAGAAATCTATATTCTTTCTATTATCAAATGCATCTCCCATGTGTATGCAATACTTTATATCCCTCTTCTCCAATTCAGGAAAGAAGATATCATCATAAAATTTCTGAAAGAAATTATGAAAAACTTTACTACCTCTTCGTCCTCCGAAGTGGGTGTCAGTTATAATTGCAATCTTCATTTCTTTTCTTTAGACCTATTAATAAGACTAATAAATCTATCAGCAGCAAACGTACCACCAACACAAACATCTATA